GCTGTAGCCCCAGTCCTGTGCCCACTGCAGCTCAATCGGATTGTTGCCCTCGGTGATGACCTCCATCTCAACAGACAGGATCCGCTTCTTGACCGAGTCATCCCCGAAGTCGTACCACGTTGAGGTCCAAGTGCTCTGTCCCTGCGCTTTGGGAGTAGGTGTCAGAGTGTAAGCTCCCTGTGGAGTCACCGTGATTAGGAAGTCATCCCCCCAGAACGTCCGTCCGCTCCACACCTGCAGTCCCAGACCTGGATAAGCTCTACTCAAGGTTGGGAAAGAGGTGTTGTACTGAGGTGTAGTGCCAAGGATGAAGTATCCGCTCTGATCTGTGGCGATCTGGCTGAAATTCCAGACATGGTTCTCGTCCTGGTCCTCACCTGCACCGCGGAAGGACCACTGCTCATTGATGATGTTCCAGCACGCACCGCGTGTGTTCTCAGTGCCACCATCAACTGGATACATGCACCAGTACTCCTTCTCACGGTCCGAGTAGGCAGCACATGCGCGAGCAAGAGCATTGCTTGAGGTGCGTTTCATCTCCTTCTCAATCGTCTGTGACATGTTGACCACATCAAGAGTTGAACCACCACGTAGGCCGCCCTTGATCATCCAGAATCCGTCCTTGTTGAGGAACATGATGCCGTAGCCTGGGATGAGTTTGATGGTGTTGGTGGCCGTTGTGCCGCAGTCCTTCTTGATTGTCGTGCAGGTGAAGCCATCACCGCTTGCATTGGTGAAGACGGCATCGATGCTACGCTCGCGGAAGACAAGGAGCACATCGTAGTAGGGATAGAGGGCTGTGATGTGGCCGCCATCGCGGACGCCAACATCGAATGTGTTGAAAGCTGGGAACTGCTCAGGCAGACCTTGCGCTGAGTAGATGATCTGCGTTGGTGTGCTCTCACCACCGGCAAGCCAGAAGGTGCCGTTCCAAGCTGCACCGTACTTGTAGCTTGTGCTGATGGTGACAGAGTCGTTGATGCCAGGAGCTGCAAGTGTCAGCTGGTTGTCAGGAAGGACGTCAACAAATGTCGTGGTGTTGTTCTCATCGATCTGAGCAAGGAAGAAGTAGACATCGCCGCTTCCTGTGATGCCGTCCTTCTTGTTCTTTGTGCGGTAGATCCGACGAGCAACTGTACCGTCAGGACCTGGATCTAATCCAGCCAGCATGACACCGTACTTGCGCTGATTTGCTACAGCAGCATCAGTGATGCCGCTTGGAATGATCCAGCCGATAGTGCACGGTGGGCTGAGAGGCGACTCGGATCCTGTGTCAGTGATGTAGGTCTGGCGGTAGGAGTAGGTGTTGACTGATCCACCAGTCGGATCACCGAGACCAAGCTGGCTCGACGCAACAAACTGGATTGAGACACCTGACAGTGTGTTATTGGTTGCGCTGCCAGCAGGGGGCGAGACCTCACCGCTGTTGTAGTCCATCTGAAGCTCAATAGGAGTTATGGCAGGAGGCAGCTGGTAGAAACCAAACTGCGTTGTGCGCCCCCGTCCCCAGAACTTGAGCATGTTATCGTAGCCATTCAGCATCGCAACAAATCGGCCGTAGGGAACAGCCTGAGTTCCAGGATCATCCGAGCGTGGGATGTTGCGATCCTTGTCAAGGATGATCTTGTTGGTTGTCGCAGTGCCCTGATTGCCAAACTCGTAGAACAAGTTTCCACCACGTTCCTGGAGGTAGTACTCCTCGCTGCCCTGGTGGCGCTGGAGGACGGTCAGGAATCGACAGGGCTGGTAGAGATCCTTGATCTCAGCGATTGTCGGATTGAACGGGCTGGGATACGGGATGAGAGGTTCCCAACCACGATCGTTCCGCCAGCCACCGCTTCCATCATAGCGGTAGTTCTGCACAAGCGCAGCAGCGTTTGATCCTGGAAAGTATCGTTGATCAACGCCGCCGGCAACCTGCTCAGGTAATGTGTTGCTGTTCATTAGTTGAGCCTGCGGAGTGAGTTAGGATCGAACGGCGATTGCATGCGACCACGACTGCCAAACTGCTGACGGATGAGAGTCGTATCGATGCTATCAACATAGCGCTTCTCGAAACGCTTGATTGATTCCTCATACTTCTTGTTGTAGTTCTGCGCCTGACTCAGGTTGTCATGCTTCGAGTAGATGTCGTGCAGGACCTTGTAGACAATCAGAGCGTGGAACTCGATGGGGAACTCAGGAGTGTCGGTCTGCAGTCCAAGGCGGAAGGGCTTCCTGTAGTAGCGCAGCTCCCACTGGCGGAACTGGCGCTCAACCGCATCATTGACAGGTGTCTCACCGCTTGAACCTGCAACAAACAGGTAGGTGAAGTCTGAGCCGATGGGGCGTGGATAGGGCCTGAAGCGGAGGTGGAGACCGTCATAGTCAATATAGCGCTTGTTGCCAGGATTCAACTGAGTCAGGCTGACGATGTTGTAGAAGTCCACAGTGTCAAGGACACGGACCGCATCAGGTTCTGTGTCAAGGCCAGGTGTGCCAGGTGCAACGAACGTGCTGCCAAGCGTCACCTCTCGCCAGACCGGAAGACCTGCCAGACGGACACCAGTGGTGCGGTTGAAGTTCTGGTTGAAGTAGATCCGCTTACGGAGACCTTCGAACTGGTTCATCTGCTGGTCAGTTGCATCAGCGTAGGTCGGTGCTGCAACAGCGATACCGTCCCAGGTCCTGAACTTTATCTCAAAGGCGTTGTTCTGACCGGTTGTGACAGCAATCTGCGGCTCACTCAGCGCACCAACTTTCATGCCACCGTCGGTCTCAAATGCCCAGCAAAATTCCATGTAGGTGCCGAGGGGGATCGATGCGCCACCGACTGTTGTGCCAGTTGCACCGACAACCTCAGCAGCCGGAACGTTGCTTGTGCCGTAGGGGATGTAAGCTTCTGAGTAGAAGGAGGTGAAGTCCTCGCGGAGGTTGAGGTCCTCCTCACGGCGGGCTGTGATGCCACGAACTGGACCGTAGGGCGGGATCTTACCGACAGCCGGTGTGTCCTTGTGCACCAGACCAAGGATCTCGATGGCATCGGCTGGCAGGTCATAGAAGCGGTGCTTGATCCGCCATGTGACGTCATCAACATCGCTTGTGCCGCGGAAGGGCTCGCGAAGTCGGATCTGCGTTGAACTAATTACTTGATCGATGAAGTAGTCACGGCCCTGGATCTCTATGATCTGTCCTTCCCACTGATAGGGAAAGGATTCAAGGGCTCGGATGGCGCCGCTGAAGGAAACAAGGCGGCGGTTGTTGAGAACGTTTGCGTTCTTGGTGGTGCCGTCAGGCTGAAGGGGGACGATGTCAGGCCAGATGTCAAGGAAGATGACCTTCTGTGCCCACCGCCAGCGCTTCTCAGTCCAGATGGCGTTGTAAGCGTCGTTGATGAGGATGTCAAGCTGCTCGTTGTAGGTCGTCAGCTCAGGTGAGTAGTCCGTGATGGACTTTATTTTGTTACGTATCTCAGTCAGATTCACGGCTTGCTCCTCATCTAATTATACTGCACAATGCAAAAGCGGGCGGCTCCTCTCAATAAAAGGAGCCGCCCGACTTATTTGGTCTTAGATGCCCGTACCGAGGACGTAGACGCGGATGTTGCCCGCCGCAGCCACGGTCTCCAGGGCGTAGGCGAACACGTGCCCGATGCCGGCGGCGGCGTTCACGGCGCAGGATCCTGCAGCGCCCCCGGTGTCAAGCACCAGCGGATCACCGACTGCACAACCAGCGGTGAAGAGCGGAACCGACGAAGCGGGACCGCGAACCACAACCTTGACGAACTGAGGCGAGGTGGCAGTGCCAGTCACCGATTCGGCAGCGACACCGACCACAATCTTCTGCACGGGGGCAGAGTTGAAGTCAGCGGTGATGACGGTAGCAGCCGTGAGACCACCACTCGTGTCGGTAGCCATCTTGGCGACGTCGACCGCAACGAGCTGGCCCTTCGTGATGGCCGACTCGGTGAGGAACGTCTCGAACTGGACGCGGTTGGAGGGAGCAAGACCGTTCTGAACGGTTGCGCCCGAGACGCTGACGCCAGAGGTGTCGAGGTA